GTCGATATGGTTTTTAACACTGCGATGTGTCCCCGAGTTATTGTCGGTGATCGCATTTTGCAAGTTGAGATGAATCCATCTGGATGGTATCTCACAACTGTTGTTAATACCCTTATGACTCATAGAACTGTCGCCTCGGCTTATCTTGATCTTTCTCCCGAAGGGGAGGATATCATGACCATGCGGCAGCATCTTAAACAAGTCAATGGTGGTGATGATCTTGCCTACTCTACTGATCGTGAGTGGTTTGGCATCACCCAATTGGCACATTATGTTGCTTCTCGTGGTATGTACCTCGAGACCAATTTTACCGAACCTCGTAATGCTATGACACTTACATTCTTCTCCCATAACCTTTATCCTAGGTTGGTTGAGAGTCGTAATGTCTATGTTTACGTTGCTTGTGGTAGGTTGTCAAAAGTTCTCTCCGCTTTTTCTTATCTTAAGATTAGTGACGGGGAGATTAACTGGCTTCGTAATGCGTCTAGGGTCGTTGGTCTTATGATCAACTTGTGGCCCTACAGGGCTGAGTATAATATTCTCCACCCTTATTTGTATCACCTAGTTCACGAGCTCTTCTTAAGAAGTGGGAGGAATCTCACTCCCGAGTGGAGCGGCGTGTTCAGGTCTATTCCCAGTGACAACTTTATGTTGGCACTTAGAAATGGGCACTCTTTGGAGTCGGGTTTGCTTTTTTCCCGTACTCCAGACCTAAGCAGTTTTGGTCAAGTAAAACGCGTCTTACAGTCTGCTTTAAAAAGTTCACTACTTTCTACCCAAGATACAAATATAACAAACAAAAATATGTCCCGTGCAGTCGATTCAATACTTGATAACGTCCAAGAGAAACATGGTTTGTCAGATGATGGTCGTAATTGGCTTATTGCCGCTATGGACCCTTTTCATGATAGTGACATGCGTCTTGCTGGCTATCCTGACATTTCAACAGGCGCAACTGTTGTACAGCTTGTTAAACAGCAGTTGCAGATCACTGTGCCGTCAACGGTTACAGCGAACTCTAATTGGGACGCTCATTTGTGTCTCATGCCTACTTGTAATCCTGGTACGACAAACGCTCTTAACACGTTAACTGCTGGATTGGCCAATACGGTCACCGGTGTTACTGGCGAATTGGGTTTTGGCGCTTTCCAGGCTCTTGGTGGCCCAGCTGGCTCCGTGTTGTTCCCCGGTGCTGGTTCTGGAGGCGTTATTACAACGAAGGTTTTGGGTACTCTTACACCCAGCACTTTTGTTCGTGGTAACAGCCGAGTTATCGGTTGCGCTTTCGAAGTTGTTAACACTACTGCTGAGATTTATAAGCAAGGACAAGTTACCACGTATCGCTTGCCTACTCAGCCTGTTATTACCACTTTTATTACTACTGGTGGCAGTAACACTCCTTCTACTGTTAGTATCGGCTCCCTTTTTCGCTCTCCCCCGTCTTCAGTTGCTGCGTGCAATTTGTTAATGGGTACGCGAACTTGGGCTGCCGCTGAGGGAGCTTACGTTGTAGGGCGTCAAAACCGCCTTGACAATCCTTTGGCTATGCCTGCGTACAACAATGTTTGGCATACTCCGAACGATGTTGTTCCTGCTGCTGCAACCAATGTGTCGATTTTTTCGAACTTAGGTACAGCCGCCCCCTCTGCTGTCGCTGACACAATCTTTCCATATGATATCAGTGGCGCTTATTTTACTGGCCTTTCTTACAATTCTACCCTTACGGTGACTTGTAGATGGCTGGTTGAGCGTCTTCCTGGTCCCCAAGAACCTGACTTGGCTGTTCTTGCTTCTCCCGCGGCGTGTTATGATTCTCTTGCTTTAGAGATCTACGCGCGTGCGATGAACTCTGCACCTCCTGGCGTTATGCTTAAGGAGAATCCGCTCGGTGAGTGGTTTCGCAGTGTTCTTAAGGGAGTTGCCAATTGGGCTCCTAAAGTTGGCTCTGCATTGTCAACTATTGGTGTCCCTTTTGCCTCCTCCATCGGCAATGCCGTTGGTGGAGGAGCGTCTTTTGTTGGCTCCCGTCTTCAGAAGGCCGCTGACAAGAAGAAAACCAAGGATCAGGTTGTGGAACGTCCCAAGCTCCTGGGCAGTGCGTCTGAATTATCTCGGCGCCAGTCCAGACCTGCTTCAAGTGGTCGACAGCTTATTTTTAACAAAAAGCGCCTTATGAATAAGAAGGGTCAGCTTTTGCTTACTAATAAATGATTTAGTGTTAACCGTAGTTTGCACGTTTATGCAT